TGGCTCGCATAGTAAAGCCCTTCCATCTGTTGAGCGATAGTCTTCAGACTCGCGCCCAGCACTGTCGTTGCTGCGGCTGTGTCCTTCCCGAGCTCAATCGCTCCTTTGCCAGTCTTCCGCATGACTTCGGAGAAGTTGCGGAACTGCTGATCGTCGACCTTAAAGCCGATCTTGACTAGGAACTCTTTGAGAACGTTGCTCGCTGCCATGACTTCTACTCCTTCGGCGTCAGTGCCAGGTGCATACGCCGTTCGTTCTCGCTCCGAACGTCCAGAGCATCATTCATGCGTGCAACGTCGAATAGGTCGAGAGTCCCGTCAATCAGTGATTCGTATCGACAGAGACCCTCGAGCACCGGACGCATTAGCCAGTCCTCTTTTGCGCCCATCTCGACAGGCTCAAAGCGGATTGAACCGTCCCGCGCTATTCGGGCTGGCTTGAAGGAAAAAAACGGCCGAGATTCTCCTGAATCACCGTGAAGGTGAGTCCGAGAAGTTCGTCGAGCTCGAGGTTATGGAACATCAGCGTCCCGCCGCGCATGACCTTGGCGAAGCCTTTGTCCTGTTGACGCTCGCAGACGCCCAGGCAAGTGTTGACGATGTAGTCGACATCTGTGTCGCTCATCTTTGCGAAGGTGTCAGCGAGAGGGCCAGTCGCCAGCGAGAGGATCGCATCCTCGACACTCTCCCCTTCACTCACGGTCGGAGCCGTCGAAAAGATCGTGAAGAGGTTGGCGAGTGCCGGGGCAAGCCGGCGCGCAATGTGCAATTGCTCAAACGCGCTCAGCCTGCCCGTGTTGTATTCGTTGCCGTTGATGGTTGTCCGCATGTTAGATGCCTACTCCCAAGACTGGATCAGCCTTGATCGCAACGAAGGGCCATTCGTTGATGTTCGCGTCTTCCGCCCAGGTGAGATCGGTGAACTTCTGGAAAGCAACCTCTTCGCAGGGGTAATCGTCGCCAGTGATCGGGTTCGTCACCGTCAGAAGATTCTGACCCCAGAACAGAGACGATGCGCTCTGCAAGGCGTACATCGCAGAGAGTCCGGCATTCAGAGGGCTCGTCTTCAGCAAGCGAACCGTGATCCGAGTCGCTTTGCTCGCTCGCAGGCTGTGAACGCCGTTACCATCAGCGCCCATCAGGAGATTGTTCTTGTCCTCGAGGAAGGTAACGGAGATGCCTTCCTTGGCATTCGAGGAACCGGCACCCAGCGACAGAGCGCCGCCGGGTCCGATAAGGGTTGCAACCACGTCTTGAAACGAATAGACCATGACGCTCCTTTAGTTAGTGAGGATGCCTGCGACGTTGACCGTTCCGACTGCGCCAGCGAGTTTCGCGGCGAATTGGAACGGGACCGAGATCCGATCGTTTAGCTGCGCTTGAGGCTGCGAAGCAATCGGAGGCTGATAGACATAGAAGCCCTTGGAGAGCGTCGGAGGCGTGCCGTCTGCGTTGTTCTGCAACGATCCGAAGAGAGGACCATTCCAGACGCCAGGAGTGAGGTATCCGTTGTTACGGAATCGCTTGAGAGTGTTCTCAATCGTCACCTTAATCATGTGATTTCCCGCGTCGGTCTGCGGCACATAATTCGCCAACATGAAGTTGAAGACATCCGTCTGGATCTGGATCACCAGCGCGTCGGCACCGATGACAGCATCGATCCATTGGCCGTTGCTGCATTTACCCGGCTGGATGATCGAGCTACCGTTGTTGTAAGCCAGAAAGCCATTGCAATTCTTCGCAAGCATGGCCGCCAGCTGGTTCGCATTCAGAGCGTCGGGGGTGATGCCGGGCTCCTGCTGCCACATCGCGGCTTTGACGGTGTTACTGCCGTTGTAGTTGACCGAGAGCATCGTCGCCATGAGGCTGATGCCCGAGTATGGGCTGGATCCGTTGTATTGGACCGCAGTCTTCGAGACTGTCGACGCTTGCATGACCGAAGCGATGTCAGTCGTCGACGTCGAAACCAGAACGCCGGCTTCCTGAGTCGAGATCTGATAGAAGTGCTTGTTCGCAGTGCCAGCAAGGAAAGGTCCAACGACCTGATGATCGGTATCAGCTGCGCCCAGGATCGTCATCGCGTAGAACTGCTGTCCGAAGGTCGCATCGAACAGAGTCGCCGCAGCGAGCGCGCTCTCGGCTGCGATGCCGTTCGCGACGTATGCGCCGCTCGAGGTCGCCGCCAGTCCCAAGAGTGCGCTGATGTCCGTCTCGCCGCCGCCGGTCGGTGTGACAGCGAAGCCGACGCTCGAGGTTACGCCAGTCGTCGCGCTCGTGATAACGAAATTGTTGTTGATCGCGCTCCATGTGATCGTCGCGCCGGTGAGCTTCGCCTGAATGACTGCGGCGACGCCGTTCATGTTCGCTGCGCCCGAGAAGTTGAGCGGAGCGATTTGCTCGACTGCGGCGCCGTTGATCGCGATGCCGAAGCCGCCTTCAGTGATCGCTTGCCATGCGGCGATAGCTTGCTGTGCGACAGTGAGCGGAGACCCGAAGAGTTGACCCGCCGTGGCCGTCTGCGCCCAGCGCCCGATGAAGACAGGACCAGGTGCCTCTTGACTCTCAAACCAGACAGTCGCCGCGAGCGTCTCCGGAGCTTGACTGCCGAACAGTTGAGCGACTGCGGTGTCAGAGTCAAAGCTCTGCATTCGCGTTACCACGTCGATGACGGGCGAGCTTCCCAGAATAAGCATGGTTTGGGTGCTCTGACCCTCTGCGACGGCCGCCAAGAGCGAGGCCGTCACATTGACGAGCGGGTTGATAGACAGAGATGCATTGATCGACATCCGAGCTCCTCTTTGTTTTTGTTGTGGGGGTGGCTATTCGCCATCAGTGGTTGAAACGGTGATTTCTTGAGTGAAGGTGCTTCCATCCCCTTGAGCGTTCATCTGTACTTGAGCGCCGACAAGGTTGAGGATCGGGTATACATACTTCTGCTGCTGGCGAACAGTGAAGGGGATGTCGACGCGATACTGCCAGCGCCCTTTGTCCTTGAACGGGACCACAGTCGAGTCACCCGCTCCGGAGATGATGTTGAAGCCTTGCAGCTGCATGACGCCGCGATTAGTCGGAACCTCGAGCCCCATCGCGAGTAGCTCGCTGTTAGCTTCCGCGGCTGGACCGTAGAAGCTACAAAGGATCTCCATCGTGCGATTCCGGACGACTGTCGCATTTCCAGCGGCGGGATTGTTTACGACAGCAGCGAAGGGATCACGCTTGCGCGGTCCGGGTCCGATAGCAGCCCAATTCGTTCCAAAGTCGGGTATGTTCGGGGGCTCTGGCTGCCATCGTGGGCGAACCAAGTTACCCGGTAACCCGACGATGCCGACGACGACTTGCTGAAGGAACTGAGCGAGAGCTTTATCATTCAGGTCGTTTGTGCTGGACGGGGTAAGATACCCGCCAGTTGAGGAGTCATTCGGCATGGTTACCCCGCTGGAGGCTGATCGACGAGATCGATGGAGGTACAGATCGCCAGGATGAAACCGGCGGCATAGTTGCTGTAATCCTCGAGCTTGCGCACAAGGAAGTTATCGCCGTTCCATACCACGATGTCGGGCTGAAACTCTGTGCCGGCCGTCTCCGATTCGCCGCGAAGCGCGAACTGAGTTATGACCGTCAGAGACTTGCTCTGGATCGAAAGATCCGGATAGCGTCTCAATTCGTTCTCTTCGGACGGGTAGACGACTCCATTCACGCCCGGGAATGCTTGCGCGCTGGTAGATCCATAGCCGGTATTGTCGACTGATTGAGTGCGCCGATTGACGGTGAAGCTGTCGAGAAACATCGGATCCGTGAGGACGTCGGACATATCAATCAACGGCATGGTTACTTCTCCCTAAGCGCGTAATTGACCGCGTTCCGCATCTGGCCGGTGTCGTTTAGAGGCCGCGCCAGATCGACGCCAGGATCCTCGCCGTTCTCTCTGCGGTCGAGCTCGGCTTGCGCGCCCTTGCGTCCTCGAGCGGCTCGAGCTTCAAGAGTGCTATCAGCGAGAGGCTCGAAAGGACCGTCGAGGATCTTCATCTGGATACCGTTCTTGGCGATCAGACCCACAGCATTCAGTGATTGCTCAACTCCCTGCACGTTGCCGTCAAGCGCGAACGTGCCGGCTGCTTTCATCCCATCCCCGATCTGATCTCCCTTGCTCTCGATTCCTTCGACCATGAAGGGGCGAGCGGGGATGTTCTGCTCAGGCGCGCCGTTGTTGTGGACGTAAGCCAGAGCAGCATTCGTGATCGGTGTCGGATTGCCGTCCTCGTCTTCTCGAGGCTCGTCGTCCTCCTGCGGAAAGCCAGCGACGACATCCTTCGCTTGCATAGCTGCGAGCCCCTTCAGCAGATCGTCCATGCCGTCGAAGCCGACCTCGAAACCTAGATTGATTCCGCTGCTCATTATCCGAAGTACCCCGGCCACGGAGACGGGCCATACCACGCGGGACCGTTGTTAGCGATTCCGGGGTATCCGGGTGTTACCTGCGTTGGACCTGCGCCGATGAGCCGCGCCATCTGTAGAAAGCGCGTGCCGTATGTCGTAAGACCCCACTGACCGGCATCCTCGAGCGCAGCGATAGCCGTGTCATAGCTGATGTTTACTGGACCCACTGCTTTACTGCTGATCGGTCCGCTCGACTGTCCTGGGCTCCCGCCTGTCGCGGCTCTCTTGTTGCTCTGCGCATCCAGATCGAGATAGTGAGCGATGATGAGCTCCATCCCGAAGTCGTACATCGTGTAAG